CTTCTTTGAGAATATCCAATACTTCTTTTATATCAAATTCATCCATAATATTTTAATAGTAAACTGATAATTAAATATATCGTAAAAATTTCTAAAATCAAATAATTATTACTATTTAATTAATTTTAATTTAAAAACTGAAATGATTTGGTTTATAACTATTATCAACTACTACTTCTTTTATTACTTCTTTTTCAATAGGTACTTCTCTAATCACTTCTTTTTCAATATGTACAGGAACTTCTCTGATAATTTCTTTTATTATCTGTCCATCTTTAACTTCTTGTGTAGCTTCTTCTTTTGCTTGTTCAACTATTTCTTCTAAAGTTGGTTCTTTTTCTGGAGTTTCTTCTGTTTTAACAATAGGTTTAACATAAATTGCATCTCCTAATGTTGTATTATAAGCCAATAATAAACAAATTGCAAGTGGGTCAAATACTGATATAAGACAAATAATAAACCACTTTACTACTTTATTAATATCCACACCAAATTCATCTGCTACGAATTTAAATGTTTGTAAATCCTTTTGACCACCACTTTTTATCTTGATGTCTGATATTTGTTTGTCTAATTTTTGTATTTCGTCAACGGTAGATTGAATTTTATTATTTTCTACATCTATATCTTTTTCACTCTTATCAATAAATTCTTTTGTAGATTGTTGTATTTGTGCCAATTGAATTGGATTACGACTTATGATAACATTGGTTATACTTTCATTTAATCTATTTTCTTGACTTACTCTTAATTTAGTAATGTTTTCTATTCTTTTCTTAGCATCACTTATCTTATCACTATACATTTTTTTCTGATCTTGTATGTAAACAATCTTTTCTTCACTCAATTTATTTTCAATCGCAGATTGTTGATATGCAGATGTCAAATAACCAAAAATACCAAGTGATGTAATGAACATCAATGCTACAACTGCTAAAATAAGATATGTTTTCAATAACAATTGTGATCTTTTCCAGTATCTATATAAAAATGTAGTAGCTACTAATTTACCAATTTCAAGTGAACTAGCCATAATCATTGATGCTATAGCAGATCCACTAAACAACATACCAATACCAATTATACTAAAAAATGCAGCACAACTCGCTATAAATAACGAAGATAAGCCTACGATTCTTTCAAAAGTGAATTGTGTTTTCATACTGTATATATAGTCAAAAAAGAAAAAACCCTCTACCGTTTATAACAATAGAGGGTATATAATAAATATATAACTAATTATTTAATCGTAACTTTTCTTACTTCTGGAACCGCAGGTTTTACTTTATTTAATGTAATTAAAAGAATACCGTTTTCAAATGTAGCAGATACTGTATCTTTTTCAATATTATCTCCTAAAGTAAATGATCTACGAAAACTAGAACGCTTTAATTCTCTTCTAATATATTTTCCACCTTGTGAATCTGTAACATTTTTACTTTTTCCACCACTTACAGTAAGTACATTTTGTTCCACTTCAACATTTACATCTTGTTTACTTAAACCTGGAACTTCAGCTTCTATAACTACTTTATCACTGTAATCAACGACATCTACTCTTGGATATGAACCTTTTTCAAAAAAGTCTGCGCCAAAATCTAAAAACTCATCACGATGAACTGCACGAAATAACGGATTATTTTGATATTTTACTACTGACATATATATTTTTCCTTTCTTAAATGGTCTATTATAGACCCATTTTCATGTATTCTTTTTGGGACATACAAGGATAACTGTTTTAGTCATCTAACTTATATATATTAACTTTTTAAGAAAAATTCAAAAAAATTATTAAATTGGATTGGGTGGCAAAAAATTATTTTGTGTATATTCACTTATATAACGATCTTTAAATCGTATACCAGCATATGTTTCGTAATCTTCAATCGTTCTTACATTTCCAAAATTATAAATTGAATCAATCAATTTGTCAAAACCATCCATACCAAATAATTTCTTATGTCTATTTGTAGAATCATTATCTAATTTACTCCAATCACTTCCTTCTATAATATGATCATCCCAATGTTTTGGTCTTTTTTCTCTTGTATAATAATGCCATGCAATAATTTTATTTGGATGATATAAATCATATCCATGTGTATACGCTCTTACACCAATATTAGTTTCTTCACCATAAAAATAATAATTGGAATCATGTTGCACTAATCTACTAAATTCACCGTCTGTAAAAGCAAAATGTCCGCTGTAAAATCTTGACGGTATTGGATTATCATATGTTTCGGTTAATGGTTCAGGAATAAAAAACATTTACATTGATTATACATTTCAATCAATTGTTCATCCCAATTTTGGATAAATCTATGATGTGAATCCAATTGAAGTGTATATTCTTCACCGTTATATTTTTGTTGAATTAAATTTCTAGCCCAACATACACCTTTACTTTCAACATATGGAATGTCAATATATTCAATTAAATGTTTGATGGGTTCTAATGTTTCGTTGTCGTCATGTTGCCAAGCAACAAAAATTCTCAATGATTCTGGATTCTTAGCTTTTTCAACCAAATCCAAAACAGTCGGAATTAATTCGGGATCTCTATAACTCGCTATTTGAACAAATATTTTATAACTCATTTTATGCTAAACTTGCGGACCTCAATGTACCATTCGCACTTCTAGCAAATAAATACATAGCACCGTTATTTTCTAATACTGCAAAACTTCCGGATGTAAGTGAACTTGTATATGCAAAATTTGAACTGCTAATTACATTATATCCAGTAGAATATACTTGTCCACTACTACTTACACAAAAAGTTGTTGCTTCTGACCCACTACCATATGTTACTTCAATTGCTTTTCTAATGTGATTTACTACAGGATTACTTACACTACTACCACTAAAAACAAATATCTTTAATCTAGTATCATGATTTTCAGTGCCAGAATCAACGCCTATATTAAAAGTACCATCTCTTGAAATACTTTGAACACCATATAATGGCCAAAAATACCAACCATTTGATTTAATACGAAGCAATCTAGTTTGTCCATCACCAGTAGGATCATTTCCTTGTCTTGATGCTAAATTATTAGAACCGCTATAACTTGACCAATCAAATAATCCTCTATTATCTGTACCTGGCATACCACCATCTGCGCCAACTACAAACACGTGCGCATCTGAAGATGTAGTAGCACTTCCTAATTTAAGTGCAGAATTATAAGATGAAATTACTTGTACACTGCCTTGACCTGAACCAGTAACATATAAAATCGGAGTATCTTTTTGAATATAAAAATTTTCCGTGGAAACATATCCTGGATATCCAACAAGAGGAGTTCCATAATAAATATTTGATATTCCGAGAGTTTTATTAGACCCAGACCATATTGGAATGAAATTTAATGAACCCACACCAGATAAATCTCCAGCATTTGAATTTAAAGCATAACTCGCAGTTAATGCGTTTGATGAACTTAATGCGTAACTACTACTATTGGAAAAATCTGAATATGATGAACTAATGGATCTACTAGAACTGATTGCCCAACTACTTGTTCCTACAAATTGAGGTGATGTGCCTGTTCCTGTAATTCTGCCAGTTAAAGATCCTGTAAAACTTCCTGTGGAAAATAAATCTTGTAATTGTGTCAAACTAGCTCTATAAGTTTTTATAGAACTGCTTTGATCAATTGGAAAAAAATCACTACCAGTTAAACTGGCAATAGGATCTAATTGACTAATTTTTATACTTGTTGTTGGCATATTATATATTTAATTAATTATTTCCAAACTCTAATCCTATAATTCCATTTAGTTGTATTAACTAAGTTCCATCCACCACCAGTTTTATTTGGTATATAGAAATTTCCGCCTGAATTGTTAATGGTTAAGGACACACCCGCATAAGTTGAATTAGTCCACGCAGCAAATAAATTAGAATCATTAACATCTATTTCAGCACTATTTACATCAACTTCATCACCAGCTACATATCCTACGACTGAATCACTACTATTACAATATAATGTAGCCCTTATTAATGATGGCGTTACACCAAATCCATGTGCTACAGCATAACAATATGTACCTACACCACCTTCATTTGCACCAGCTAAGAACTGTCCTACTGTGTTTGAACTAATAGTATTAGAAAATGTAGATGATGGAAATTCTGATAATGATATTGAACTAATATAACTTGCAGTAACAGCAAAACTTGCAGATGTAACAAAACTCGCAGATGTAGCAAAACTTGCAGATCTCGCATTAGAAGATGAAACAGAAAAACTTGCAGTACCAAAATAACCAACTGCATTTGTTACGCTAGAACTAAATGTTGTAGAAGATACATTTCCAACTACTGTTAATTTATTATTATTGGTTGTATCCCACGAAAGATTTGAATTTCCGCCAAATGTTCCTGCAAGGGAATTAAATTGTACATTTCCAATTGCACCACCCGGAGATGTTAATGTACTTATTGCAGATATTTTTACAACATTATTATCACCGGTATCTAAACCAATAATTACATTGTCTCCACCCGTAATTTTTTTAAATCTTAAATCTACTCCTACTTTATCCGAATATAGTCCATATCCATATGAACCTGTATTTGATGCAGTATTTGATTCACCAGATCCACCACCACTTGCAGCATAAGCTGCAGTTAAAGCATTTGTTGCCCAACTGCTTGTTCCTAATAAACTGCCAGTAAATGAACCAGTAAAACTGCCAGTATAATTACCGTTAAAAATAGATGCGGATACATAGTCCGCAAGATCTATTGATGTAATCTTTTTGGTTTCTTGCGCAGCAATATCTGTAATAAACAACAAGTCATTGGATTGAACTTGTGAATCAGTATAAGCTGCTAATTCAGTAATTATCTTACTATTGGACATATATCTTTAATAGATATATATATCATTATGTTTTGACATTTTTTAATTTTTTAACAATATATTTTACCAAAGTACTTCTAACAATGTCTTCTTCCGTAAATTTAAATGTATAAATACCATTTTCTTTACTTTCATCATCGTCAAAAGCACTCATTATCTTCATAAAACCACTTTTGCCATTAATATCACTTTGATCAGGATCACCCAATATAAAGACTTTACTGAATTCACCTACTCTTGTAATCAATGTAGTCAATTCTTTTACTGTCATGTTTTGTGCTTCATCAGCAACAATACACTTAGCATTCCAATTCAATCCTCTCAAAAATCCAAGTGGAATACTATCCAAACGATTTTCTTTTTGTAAAATTTCAATGTCTCGTTTTGGTAATAGTTCTGCTAATTTTTCCAACAAAGGTTGAATATAAGGTGCCATTTTTTCATCTGCTTCACCTGGCAAAAATCCGATTTTACTATCAGCACTTTCTACCGCACTTCTAATATAAAGTAAATCACTTACTTTCTTTTGACTTAATAATTTTAATGCGGAATATATAGTGATATATGTTTTACTAGAACCTGCAGGACCACTAACAAATACCATTTTGGTATCTTTGTTTAAAGCTATATTTAAAAATTCTTTTTGTTTTTCTGTTAATTCTCTTTCAAATATTGATAACTCATGTTTTAATTTTGTTCTTTGATAGACGATAGGACTTGTATCATTTTTGGGTTCATTATTTTGATATTCAACATTGTTATTATTGTTTGAACTATCATTTTTGCTTTTTTGAAGGTTTTTCTTTTTTTTCATGAGTAATCTTATTTAAGATAGAATTTAATTTGTTCTCAACCGTTTTAACCCTTATACATAACTCATATTGTTCCTTTTCAATATAGTAATTGTAAACATTATCCAAATTTTCTTTGAATTGATTCTTTGGTAATGTAACAACAAAGTCAGAATTCTTAAAACTAAATATTTCAACAAAACTTAACTTTTTATCAATTGCATATTCTATTGATGCAACAATATGTTCCATCATTTGAATTTTATTGACTTCAATGAACTTATTCATTTCATTGAAATTAGAAGGTAACGAGTATAATTTATGTTTGGATGCTTTTGGCATACAGATATAAATATCAAAAACATTGTTACAAAAAACAAAAAACGCTATTAAAGTTATTTTAATAGCGTTACAT